AAGTTTATAGAGGCTGACACATTAGTAACTCCTAATTTTTCTTCATCAGATATAAATGTAACGAAGTCGAAATAAATTTTAAGAACGATCAGATATAAATGTAACTGGTTACATTTGCTATGTAACTGCTGAAAAGAGAAGGGCCGCCGCTTATGTCAGAAGGCATGGAAAACACGCAATAAAAAAACTATACTAGGGTAATGCACGGACTATCCCACCTTAATACTCTAGCCTTTATATTGGAAAATGGCATAATCAATGAAAATCAAGTACCCCTTGAGATGTATAATCACCGCTCGCTGATCAAGTTTTATATGGATGAGTCGGAGCAGATAGCGGCCGTTAAATGTGCGCAAATAGGAGGCTCGACCACCAAGATATTAAAGGCTATTCATCTCTGCCGTTATCGTGATGCTAATGTCATTTATACCCTGCCGTCCCGCTCCGTTGTCAAGGATTTTGTATCCCCTAAAGTAGACCCCCTAATAGCTAGTAATCCGGCTATCGAGGCTATGATTGGAAAAACCGACAGTACCGCATTAAAACAAATAGGTAATAGATTCTTATATTTTAGGGGTAGCTGGGAGCCTGATAGTGCGATAAGTATTTCAGCTCATGCGCTTATTAATGACGAGGTTGATCGTAGCAACCCCAAGACTCTGAAAACCTTTAAAACCAGATTAGATGCGGCCCGTATGGAGCGGCCGGATTTAGGTTTTGTCTGGCAGTTTTCTAACCCGTCAATCCCAGGGAACGGCGTTGATGAACCATATCAGGAGTCGGATAAAAAACACTGGTTTATAAAATGTCATACCTGCAATTACGAATGGTATATGATGTATCCCGATAATATCGACTTCGTGCGTAAGATATACATATGTACTAAGTGTCGGAATGAGTTAACCGACGAGGACAGGAGGCGGGGCCGATGGGTACAGAAACATACGGGGCGCGATATCTCCGGTTATTGGTTTAATCAAATGATGATGCCTTGGATACCGGCCAAAAAGATTATTGCAGACTCAAAAGGCGACCCTCAGATATTTCATAACTTTACGCTTGGTATGCCCTTCATAAATAAAAACCAACAATTGACACGTTCTGCTCTAGTTAGATGTATTTCACCGGATGAAAATCCCCAGATAGGGAACGCAATAGGCGTCGACGTCGGAGTCGTAAAACATTATGTTATAGGAAACCGCTATGGGATATTTAAAGTGGGGCGTACCGAGTCGTGGGAAGAGATCGAATCGTTACGGAATCGCTACGCCGCGGTTATGGTTATTGACGCGTTACCATTTCCCCATGAACCGCGCCGCATGGTTGCCTCATATCCTGGCAAGGTATTCATGCATTATTTTTCAAAAGATAAACAACGCACCGAGATTATCCACTGGGGCGAGCATGAGAAGGACGGTATTGTAGAGTCGGACCGGACAAAGATTATTGATGCGGTCACGGCTGATATTATGGCCGAGGACATTATATTTAATATGACCCATGCCGAGATGGAGTTATTCATTAATCATTGTCTAGCGCTTTATAGAACAACCCGCGAAACACGGCAGGGATCGCGCGAGGGGGTTGTTGTACCTGTGTGGGAAACTATAGATAATAAGGATGACCATTATTTTTTTGCTCTTACGTATTTTAAAATTGCACTTGAAAAGGCTACCATAAGTTCTGCTATTATTAATACACGCCCGATAGTTGAAAAACTATCTAGTCCTGTTGGTGACTTACACGGAACGCCACATATACAAGATGATATTATGGCAGACATTAAGTCTATGCAACAAAAGGCGGGGCACGATTGGCGATAACTATATATATATATATATGATAATGACTGTATTTCTTAAAGGGCCACAAGCACACCCTGCAAAACATTTCCGTTGTGAAAATATGATAGGTGACGCGCAGTGTAACTCTATTGTGTTTGACCACTACAGTTATATGACAAAGACGATTGCAATCCCTATTGATATTAAGCAGTCGGACCGCATGACCGATAAGATGTGCCGCAAATGCAAAACAGTTTATAGAATCGTATGAGTAATACATTAAATGGAATGAGTCAGGAAAACATAGAGGCGATACAGACAAACGAGTCGGACTTATCACTAGAGCGGACAATGACCGATGATGAGTTTAACGGAATTGTTAACGGGCGCATAGACAGTTCAAAAGCCTTTTGGAATAATGAATATAAACTGGAGGCTATCCAGAGGGATAACGAGAAATTGTGGCTTAATGACTTCATAAATAAAAACGACTTTCATAAACACCAGACGCCGTATAGCGATAACCGCATTTTTACATCCATAGAGACAATACTACCTATGGCATTAAACTCGCCGACTATGCCAATTGTCACCGAGGCTATAGACTCGGACGCCTCCCGTGAGCTGGCCCGCAACCTGGAACATACATTATTATCATTACATGAGTCCTTAGATATTAAGTACTCAACGATGCTTGTAATTAGACATCTTTTAGGTGGTATGCGCTACGCTGTTATGAAATATAGATATGACGACTCGCTAGGGTATGAAATGGAGGGCGGAGATCGTCAGGGCGGGTTTGTTGTTGAAACGATACGACCACAGGCTATCGTATTTGATGCGGGCGCAACCCGTCGCAGATTACCATTTCTTGCGGAGTATGTGCAGTCGTCGGGTGATGAGTTGATGCTGAAGTTTCCTGATAAAAAGGATGAAATAAACATGCAACTAAAACAGGAAAATAAACGATCTAATCAAATAATCACCTATCCTGAAATACACTTTGAATATTTTAAGGAAGGTAAAAAAAACTGTGGAGTCGGGTGGAAGTATGGAAATATAAACCTAGGACGGATAAAAAATCCTTACTATAACTATGATGAGCCGGAGTCAAACTTTTTTGATAGGCCCAAGTTTCCCTATATAATTTTTAATTATTTAACGATGGGTCGTTATATTGTAGATAGCACTTCCCTCGCCGAACAGGCTAAGAGCTTACAAAACACTGTTAATAAACGAGGGACACAGATAGACACTAACGCAGATGCAGCAAATAGCGGACGTACCGTTAATTCTAAAATGGTTAGTGTTGAGGATGCCTCAAAGTTGGTCGGTGATCCTAATGAAACGTTAATGGTCAACGGAAATGTTAACGAGGCGATGGGGCGTATCGCACCACCACTCCTGCCGGACTACGTATTTAATGATAAGCTAGACGCCCGCCAGGAGATTGATAATATCTTCGGTACTCATGCACCGCTTAAAGGCGCCGGCTCGGGATCAAAAACACTAGGTCAGGATATGATTTCACAGAATCAGGATAAGTCACGTATTGATACTATTGTAGAGTCTTTAGATCGGGGAATGAAGGAGCTCTATCAAGGGTTAACGCAGATGATGTGTGTATTCTGGGATACGCCCACACAGGTAAAGTACACCGGATTTGATGGGAAATCAATACATATGGAGTTTGACAGGACAAAGATTGAACGGGGTATTGCCGTCTCTATAAAAGCCGGTTCTAGTAAAAAGCCAGATGATTTGATGGAAAGAACTATAGCGTTACAGTTAGCACCGCTCCTTGATCCTTTAACCTTGGCAGAAAAGTTGGGGGAGGATAATCCGAAAGATATTGCAAAGAGAATAACTTACTGGAAGTTTGCCATGGATAGATATTCAAGTGAGATATTAGGAGACAAGACCGACGGTAATATGGACGGTGACGCAATGGCTGACGTACGCGCCATTATTGCGAATCAATCACCCCTTCCGCCAGTTGATGAGAAGCCGACGAAGGAATATATTGCAACATTACAGACGTTTATTAAGTCGGACGCATTTAATAAAATGCCACAGGAAACAAAGCGGACCTTAGTTGAGTTTGCGAAAGCGACTCTTATGAAAGCACAGAGCGCATTAAAGATGCAACCTGCCGCGCCACAACAGACCGGACAGGATGCCGCTTCCATTCCCCAAGGCTTCCCACCGCAACAAACTGACGCCACAGCGGGTTTCTCAGGGTGAAGGATAAAAACAGCTTGACAGAGAAAAATAATTATATTACAGTTTTATACAGAGCCCTTACGGCCGTTTATATACCTATCTCAAGTTTTGAGAGGGGGATATAAACGGCCTTTTTTTATAATTTAATTAAATTTGACTATGGCAACCTTTTCAGCGAGAGTACTTAGCATAACGCAGGATGCGTATGTTCCTAAAGTTATTGATCAGACCCTCGATGATAATATCTTTATGTTTCGTCAGTTATCAAATGGAGTGCCTTGGAGAGGTGAACGGTACAAGATTCCGGTAATGCTTTCTAAGAACACAAACGGGAGCTCTTACGACGGGTTGGATGTGCTGCCTGCAGCACAGGTTGAGACACGGCAGAATATGTTTTATGATCCCCGCGCCTATTCAATCGGTGTTACTATTAACGGTTTAGAAGCAGATGTTAATAATATCTCAGACTCACAGGTACTATCACTTATTGAAACTGAAATGGAGACGGCACAAATTTCAATGGCCGACTCATTAGGTACTATTTTCTACAGCGACGGAACTGGTAACGGTAATAAAGACTTTAACGGTGCAGGTAATTTAAATGATGATGGATCGGTTGCAACAAACATTGGTAACTTGTCACGAACGACATATCCAAAACTTGCTGGTGTAAAATCACCATCGGGCGGTCAACTTTCATTATTATTAGTATCACAACTTCTAACAGCGACAACGCGAGGCTCTTCATTAAAGCAATCACCTACAATCCTTATTTCCGATATGGCAGTATGGGATTTTGGTGAGCAACTTCTGCAGCCTGCCGTCCGCGCAAATTATGATGCTAACGGATACCCTATGGTTTCACGAAACAGTAAAGCCCCAATCTCAGGTACAGCTTTCAAAGGATCTGCCGGATTTAAGGCAATTATCTATCGGGGTACTCCGTGGGTTGCCGATATGAAGTCAACAGCTCAGACATTATGGACATTTAATGAACGGTATCTGGAATGGGCCGGTATTCAAAGTAAACGCCACAAAGCAGTAACATTTGCTAAAGGTACTAATATCGACTCGGTGTATGATGAAATCCCATCGGGTGTAACCGGATTCCAACAGCGCGACTGGATGGAGTCACAGAATCAGGATGCTGAGGTCGCCTATATTTTCCTTAAAGGGAATCTTATGGCAAAGCGCCCAGGGGGCGATGGACGGTTAACAGGTATCACAAGTGCATAATTTTATAATTTACAAATTTATATTTAACATATGAAAATTGCAGGCTTTCCAACACTCTTTGACGCAGACCCCTATTCGTCAACGAGTATTCAACAGCACCCACTAGGTACGTGGGGAGTTGATAAGATCGGACGATTATATCGCTATGCTTATTCCGGTGCGGTTGCACTGGTTACCGGTAATTTAATTCAGTCACCGGCGCGAAGCACTGACTTCACCGATCTTGCAGTTGCGGCCGCCGTGGCCGTTGGTGCTACCTCGATTCAGGTTACATTAGGTGCAACTGCAACCACAGCAAACCAATTTGACAATGGTGTTGCAGCGATTACAGTGACGCCTGGTGGTGGCCAACAGTTTAGTATTGCGGCGTGTACGGTAACGGCCGGCTCAGGTACTGCCACTCTGACATTAAACGAACCGGTAGTTACTTTACTCAGTACATCTTCAAAAATCACCATAAGACAGAATTTGTTTAACAGGGTTATTCAATCACCAACCACACGGACTGGTAAAACTGTGGGCGTTGCATTAAATGCGACACCTATTAATCACTACACATGGATTGGTGCCGTCGGATCCTTTGGTGTTTTATCAGACTCAACCGTTGCAGCAGTTGGAGAAAGCCTATCGCCATCGACAACGACAGCGGGTGCGGTAACTAAGCAAGTTACACTACTTGAATCTGTCGGGACAGCGGACGTGTTAGGAATTTCAGCCAAATGGGAACCGGTCACATTGGCATGTTGGTGATCTATGGATATTAAAGACATCAAGAAAAAATTAGAAGATCTTAAAAAGTCTCAAGGACGCGGTAAGCCTAAAAAAGAGATTGCCGAGATTGAACACGATCTTGAGGCATTGGAAGCTGAGGGCGTAACCGAGCTTGAACTTGAGAATCCGACGCCAATTGAAGCTGATGTACAACCGGCGCCAGTCGAACGCCCTACGTCCGACCGCGCAGAGTTTGATTGCGTACCGTGTCACGGCGAAGGGATAACAATTCCCGCACATAAACCGCAAGGCTTGGTATGTACGGTATGTCACGGGACAGGGAAGAATTAACAATTTTATTTATTATATATGGCACGTTATATTGAAAATTACATACCACCAATTAAAGAGGATGGATATAATAGTCAAAAAGCTATTACAACAACGGGTGTTATGACGGCGGGAAGTATGACAACAGCGGGTACGGTAACCTCGACCGTGAAGGGGTCTAAGCTGAACGCGGCATTGAGTACTCATACCGCGGCGGCTATTAATGCTACCGCAACCGCAACAGCGGCGGAGGTTGCGACAGGGTATATCACATCAACATCAGTAGCGGCAACGACTATAACTCTACCAACGGGAACCTTATTAGGTACAGCGTTGGGAGCTGTAGCGGGAACGGTACATGAGCTTTATATTGACAATACGGCGGGTGCAAACACCGTCACTATTGCGGTTGCAGTAAATGGTATTTTATCAACAGCGGCCGCAGATACGGCAGCTTCCTTTGGTGATCTTACCGTAGCGTCGGGGGTCACCGGTATTGGTAGATATACCATCATGTTTAGTTCAGCAACAGCGTATTGCTTTACCCGTTCTGCTTAAAAAGCAAAGAAATAATAAGAAGTGAGCGGGGTGGCATAAAAAAATGCTCCCCGCTTTATTAAAATATATCTATGGCCACATTCACAGATGCACGACTTGATCGAGACGCAAATTTTAGAGAGATTACATCAAACGAGGCGATACGGGCCGTTGCCCCGTGGACGTTTATTGCAGCAACGACGGGTGCTACCGGTGTTCATTCCCTATTCACCGTTACGGGCGATATTATACTATCTGTGTTTGCCACAGTTGAGACGATTCCGGCAGATGCGGGAGCGCCGACCATTGAGGTTGGGGTTGTTGGTAACACCGCAGTATTAATTGCACAAGGTCTAGCCAAGTCGCTCTCGGCGGGTGAGGTCTGGGTTGACGGCACTCTAACACGGGTAGGTGCCGGTGCAATTCCAGCGTCTCAGATTATTACAGGGGTAACCAGTATTGATTTAAAGATAGCAACCGCAACCGTGACATCGGGAAAATTAAACTTTTATGCGATATGGCGCCCGTTGTCCGCTACAGGTTCACTAACCGTTACAACTCCCGCTTAAAAACTAATTTCTGATATTATGAGAATATGGATAGCAAATTACTTGACGCGGATCGCCAACTTGTTGAGCGACAAAATAGGAACCATATACAGGGAAGTAACTACCTACGCCAAACATCGAAAAAAACACTAGAGGCAGACATATCTCTTCTTGAAAAAAAGAAATCCTTACTACTTCAATCAATCGAGAGATTGCAAACCATTCGCACCACTCCACAGAAAATAATAGATCCCCGTATGCAGGAAATACAGCTATTAAACCGCAAAAAGTCTAAGATCATATCAGAGATTGAGGCGTGCTCTTCGGCATATAAACCGGTTCAGATACGCCTTGAGAATACTAAAAAGGAACTTGCATTTGAAGAAGATAAGCTTAGAAAACTAGGAAAAGAAATAAACGAGGTAACCAATGAAATGTACGAGCTGAAAACGAATACTGAGCATTATTTACAAATAGAACATAATAAGATAGATTTATACAAGCAGGGAGCGTCCGTTGAGGCGGTCCGTATGTATGAATGGATCGAGGCAATGAAGAAATTGTTGCAACACGATAAAGACTCTTTCGACTCTGATGTAAAAACCCATAGAGAACGGGAACAGAGCCTTATATTAGTACAAGAAAATACAACAACGCTTAATAAAACATTACAGGATAGTCGAGTTGAGCTTAATGTTGAGTGGTTAAAGGTACGGGAAATGCGAGAAAAAGTTGAACAATTGAGATTAAAGACCAGTGAAGCCTTAAACATCATTGAAGAAAAAAAGAATACTGTGATAGAATCGGCGACTGCTATTGAAGAGTTACAAAACATGAAAGCACGGATGATTTCTAAGAAACAGTCGGAGCTTGAAATAGCGCGGGCAAATTTAGAGGATCGGGAGCGGATTATATCGGAGAAACAGAATGATATGAGGCAAAAGGAATTGAATCTGGAAGATCGGGAGCGATCATTGAGAGTTAATATTCAACAGTTTAAGAAAGGTAAAATATAATGGCAGCAGAAACACCAAAACCAACAGCGAACGGCACATTTATTATAACGGGTGTGTCAGATGATAGCGCACTTGATCCTAGAATGTTACGAGTAGATCCGTCAACAAATAGACTTAAAGTTGATTCTTTAATAACGGGCGGGTCAGTTAGTATAGATACAACAGGACTTGCAACAGGTGCGGGACAGACAACGGGAAATAATAGTCTCTCATCTATAGACACTAAAATCCCAGCGCAAGGTCAAGCGTTAGCTGCCGCCTCGACGCCAGTGGTTTTGACGGCTGCCCAACTTACCACACTTACACCACCCGCAGCTATAACTAACTTTGCTAATGAAACAGGAGGCAACCTAGCCACTGTTAAAACCAACACCGACAAGATACCTGCACAAGGTCAGGCGTTAGCTGCAGCATCAACTCCTGTAGTTTTAACCGCTGCTCAGATAACTACACTTACTCCTCCTGCTGCCATTACAGGATTTGCAACGTCTGCTAATCAACTAGCTAATAATCATAATGTGGTAGTAACCTCTGCACCAACTACCGCAGTAACAGGTACGTTCTACCAAGCAACCCAACCAGTTTCGCTTGCTTCCGTTCCTTCTCATGCTGTAACTAACGCAGGGACTTTTGCCACGCAGGCAACGCTTGGGGCTGAGACAACTAAGGTAATTGGAACAATAAATATTGCAGCAGCTCAAACGCTAGCAACAGTCACAACAGTTGGTGCAGTAACAGCGATAAGCAATGCGCTTCCCGCGGGAACTAATGCAATAGGTAAACTCTCTGCTAATTCGGGTGTCGATATTGGAGATGTTGACGTAACAACTGTCGGGACAATAACTCCTGGCACTGCCGCTGCAAACCTCGGTAAAGCAGAGGACGGGGCGCATACATCAGGTGACGTGGGAGTCTTTGCACTTGGAGTTAGAAATGACACACTCGCTACTGGATCTGGTACAACGGGGGACTACACCCAAATTTCTACCGACTTAAAAGGTCGTGTTATGGTAGGCTCTGCACCAAGAAATCTTAAA